TCCGCAAGGGTGTATGCACTCGTAGCCGCCATAGGCCGCCTCCTTTCAAATCTTGATGCCGCTGGAAATCACCCGGCGCGGCTTCTTCTTTTCCGCCTGTGCCTTTGTCATGGGCGCTTCCTCCGTGACGCCCAGCAGCATACGCTCCAACTTGTTAAAGTCCCAATTAAAAAAGCGAAACGCAGCGCGGGCGTAATTCCGGCAGTCCAGCGGTTCGTTTCGCTCGTATGTTTTTTCCCACGACGCCACGCTTTGTCCGCGCACGCGCCGGATCACCATCTTCTCGGAACAAAGACCACGGAAATACTCCATGTCGTAGCCGCAGCGGTAATCCATGGGGAAGTGCATGTACCTGGGGCCGACAACCTCAACAGTCGTCGCGTGCATAATAGCGGCCTTTCCGCTGTCAACGCCGATCATCAGCTTGGCGCTTTCGGCGTTTCGTGCGCTGCTTTTCATCTGGCGCACATACGGTTTCCCTTCGCCGCCGTCACCCTTGACGGCCCATACACGCTTTCCCTCGCGCCTTGCACACTCTTTGTAGACTTCTTGGGTAAAGTGGCCGCCGGAATCGACGAAAGTTGCCAGGATGCGCATTTTCATGCCGTTCTTCATCCGCCATTCACGGTCGAGAAGGTTGTCAATCTCCTCCCATACCGCCGGAGAATCAGGCCGTCCGGGGATGATGCCGCGCGAAATGCCCCAGGATTCTTCATCCCGGCTCCATCCGACCACCTCATACTCAAGGCGGTTATCCTGCGTATCAACGCCCATGGTCAGAACCAAAACGCCGGAAGGGATTTCCGCGTTGTAATGTTCCCGGCGTTCGTGCAGCTTCTCAGGCATACCGCTGCGGTCGCGCAGCTCCCAGCTTTCGCCCAACATGGTATTGTGGAATACCTTGAGCAGTTCCGGGTCATCCTTGGCTTGCAGGAAAGTCAGGGCAATGTCGTTCCAGTCAGACCACGGCGACATAAAGGCATTCAAACGAAAAGAGCGCACGCCGTTTTCCAGCGCACGCTCGTTTTTCACCACCCATTTTGCAGGCAGCCGCTTCGCCTCATACTCCGGCGTTTCCCTCTGGCATACGGGGCATTGCCATCGGGAATTGCGCACGGTGTAGTTGGTTTCGCCGTTCTCGTCCTTGAATTGCTCCTTGTCAAACTTTATGTCGTTGAAGTGGATGTAGCTGTACTGATGGCAGTGTGGGCATTCGGTATGCCATTCTTCCTGTGTGCCTTTCATGTAAGCCTTCTCAATCTTGCTCACGCCCTTTATGGTCGGTGTGCTGGTCTTGACGATCTTTCGGTTGTGCCGGAAGGTTTCCGTTCTGCGCTCTGCCAGCTCGATAGGATCACCTTCCGTACCGGCACTGGCCGGGAATCGGTCGATCTCGTCCAGAAAGATGTAGCGCACCGGCTTGGATGCCAGATCGGAAGGGCTGTTCGCGCCGATGATTGCCAGTGATCCGCCGGGGAAGGTTTTCATGGTGATGGTGTTCGCAGCGTCGCGCCCTTTTGCCTTGAAAACCTTATCCCGCAGGGTGGGGCAGGCTTGAAACATCGGGGCAATTCGTCGCTTGGAATAGTCCTCCGCAACCTTGTCCGTCGGCTGAACGTAGAGCATCGGCCCCGGATCGTTGTCAATCGCTCGGCCCAGCATGTTCAGCTCAATTTCGGATTTGCCAACCTGGGCAGAGGCCATAACCACAATCTCATAAACGCCGGGTTGGGTGAATGCGTCCATGATCTCGCGCTGGTATGGTGCTCGATCTGTGCGCCATGGACCCGGTTCACTCGCGCTTTCAGAGGTCAGCACTCGGTTTTCGTCCGCCCATTCAGATACGGTCTGCGGCTTCGGCGGACGAAACATGGAGTAGGTGAAGCGCAAGAGTTCCCGCAAGTCCATTTATTCCTCCTCGCTTTCCTCCTCGTCGTCCGTGTCCTCGGCAGCCGCCTCGACAGGCAGCGGCGTTTCAGAAATCAGCGTCAGGGTGTCTCGGATTTCCTGGTCAATGATACCGGCTATCATTTCGGAATCCTTCATCATCACCAGGCGCGGAGATACTTTGCTCGGCAGGCGGAGCATATTCTGCATCACCGTATTGGCAACGCTGCCCCAAAGCCTGCGGATTTCGTAAACATCCACCAGCTTTCCCTCAAGGCGGGCCACTTCAAGCTCCGTCTTTCGGGTTTTGACGATCTCATGACGGGCCTTGACTTCATCAAGGGTCTGGTCGTCGCCGGTTTCGTTGTCCACGTTGTACCGCACCCAACGCTGCACAAAAAGAGCGAGGTCGTATTTTCCGCCCTCGCCCTTGACAAATAATTTTCCATCCTCCGGCAAGCCCATGTCGATGTCATGCAGACGCCGGTAGGAATAGCCCGCGACTGTCGCAAGCTCCTTTTTGGTAAGATAAATGCCCATGCGATCACCTGCATCTGCTGATGAGATAGGCGTGTTCGTGTTCCAGGCGCTTCATCAGGGTTTCCATGATGTCCTCCTGTACGTCCTCCTTGGAGCGATTAAGAGGCATCTGAGGCACGCCCAGGCCCACCACGCGGGCGATAGGAAACCTATCCTTGCCGGTTCTGGTGAACGTAGCCCCGCCGAGAGAGGAGCCGAGATTTCGGAACGGAGGATTCCCGCCCTGGTGGCTCATTTCGCTCGGCAATGTGCTGCCCTGGCCCTTCACGATCTTGGCGTTAATCTTGTAACGCTTGCCGCGTGCGGCGTTCCAGCCGTGAGCGCCGCCGCTGGCCTTGAATCTGCCGCCGATGGAGCCGCGCGATCCGTCAATGGGAATGGAACAGCTTACGCCCATACCGCCGCCGCCAATGGTCGTTCGCGGACTGCCGACGTGGCTGCCGACCCAGCTTGCCTTTACTTCGTAATCCTGCGGAATCTCTTGCCGCAGTATCGTTTTTACGCGCCCGCCGGTTCGCTTGAATGCCCGGTAGAGGAGCTGTTTCATTTCCTGCTCCGTATGTACGGCACGAAGGGCGTCAATCGTTTTCTTGGCATCGCTGATGTCAATATCCAGATAAATAGCACTTCCGGCCACGATCAACCCCTCCAATCCGCTGAAATAGAAAATGGGCAACGGTTTTATCCGTTACCCATCTCTTGCGACAATAGCATTATAGCATGTGCGGTATGTAATTTCAACACTTTTGGAAATTATTTTTCAACGTAGAACCGTTCGCGCCAAACAACGCTCGCCATATCCTCTGCCTGTTCAATGGCGTTTCTGGCATTTTCAAAGCCCCTTCGCGTCATATTAAGCTCCCGTTGCACCGTCGCAGCGGGAATGTTTTCAACGTAGAGCATGGTAACGAATGTTCTCATGGTTCTGCTTGGAATGCCGTTTATGATCTTCTCGGCTGCTTTCAGCTCCCGCGTGTAGGCGGCAATCTGCTCCCGGTGTTCTTCGTTTATCCCGTCGATAGCTGCAAAAGCGGCATCGAAACCGGATGGCACGCCTTTCCCGCTTGGCATTCCTGTAATATGCTGCGTAATGCTAAATAGCCGGTCGCGCTGCCATTCGCACCTTTTCTCAAGGCTGCACACATCCTGCATCACATACAGTACCCGCGCAAGCAGGGGAATATCCCGGTTTTTTACAATCCTCGGCTTCTGCGCCGCTTGCTCGTTCATATTGTCACCTCTTTCAAAAGCGCAAATGTTTTCGCTTTTATTCTTTGCTCGTCGGCCTGCTCTGCGCCGTAAAACGCAAGCAGCCGGGGTTGTTCTTGATCCGTTTTCGCAGGATCATGAATTTGCGGATAAGGAAATATGGGTAAAAGATCAGCATTACCATGTGGCCCAGTGCAATGATGATGCACACTGCCAGATACACAAGCCCGTCAAAGGCCATCCCTGCGGCGTCCATCATGTCCTCGCCGTTCTCGTTGATCTCCTCCAGCAGCCCAAGCCTCATGTGCAGGCACGCCCTCACGGGATGCTCCACAATCAGCCGTTCCAGCTCCTCGCCGGTTTTCGGTTTCTGGATCATCGCCATTCTCCATCAATCCAATCATCGTATTGTGTCATGCGGGCAAATATGGCGTCGATTTCGTCTTTGGTCAATCGTTCCTGCCCGCGCTGCTGCATAACCGCCTCTACCACGCCGTCCAGCACGAATGCAGCACAGGGGAGGGCGATGCCGTTCCCCCACATTTTGTATTCTGCGCTATCTGTGTGCAGTTTGTTGTACCACGAAAGAATCTGCTGTGGGGTGTAGTCCTTCGGCTTTCTCCCGTCGGCTCTTTCCTTTTCCTGTCGCACTTTCAGCCAGAATCGGTATTCTTTGTCGCTCATGCCGTCCTTCTTCCCGGTATCTCCCCATCCATCAGGGAAGCCCTGTAAACGACAGCACTCAAGCGGCGTCAGGCGGCGAACAATATACTTCCTCGGCGGCTTTGCTGCGTGGATCACAGCTTGCTGGTCGTGCATACAGTTAAGTGCGCCGGTCTTATCGCCCATGTCAGTCTGGTGGAGCTGCCCGTTCCCAACGCATATTGCCGTGTAGTCCGTCACACGGTTTTCATGATCTCCTGTCAACGTAGGCGATACCCCCCCCGCACCATTCCCGCGTGCATCCCATACATAGCAGCATTTCACTTCCGCCGCCGTTATCCCCGCCGCTGGCGCGGAGTGTTCCGCAGCCTTCGCGCCATTTTCCAAATCCGTAGTTCTCATAAATCTTCATTCGCTCCCTCCGATGGGTAAAGTATAGGATGCGTGCTGTTCAGGCTGTACCCGCCGTTGACGTGCGCTTGCAGCGTGGCGGTCTTTCCTTCGTCAAGCGTACCATTCCGGCAGTCTACGCCATATACTGCCAGTGGGGGGTGTTGTTGCGCGGCTAATGGATGACAGGGATCACCATTCTTTGGATTGCTGTAATTCAGCGGACTTGTGATCTGTGTCGTGTCGTATGCGGCGCACACAATGTCCGGCACTCGATTGCTTCCACTGCTGCTTGCGCGAAGGGTAGGGGATTTATCCTCCGAGTAACCAATATTTCCTGCTTTGGCTCCTTGCCCACCCATGAATACACCCACAGAGGCTTGTCCCTGTCCGCCGATACATGGACTGATCTCGCCGCTGATCGGGTCTTGTTGTAAATGAAATGCACAGGGCGCAGGCTCAACAACAGCATGGCTCGACTTGCTTGCGCTGGCCCGCAGGGCGTTCTTCACATCTGATTGGCTCCAATTTTCTTCCATCGCAGACTTGGGTTCGTATACCACCGCATGACGGTCAACCACATCAAGCGTATACATTTCGTTTTCTCGGAAGCCCTTGCCATTGCACCCGTTTTCTATTTTGCGGTCTATGCCGTTACCTTGCAAAGCTATTACAGGCGAGGAGTACCCCCCCCCCGCAAGGTTGACTACTTCGATCAATGCCTCCTCCAGCATTGCAGGGAGCTGCTTGCCCCTGCGCTTCGCCCGGTTCAGTATTCCCTGACATGCTTTCGCGCTCAAATAATATGCTTCCGGCGCGTTCATCTGCAAAATCTGCCACAAGGTAGATTCTCTTGCGACGCTGGGGCACTCCCCAATATTGCGCATCGAGTACGCGCCATGCGATACTGAAACCGTCTCCCACAATCTCTCCGGCAGGATTCCATTTTCCGCCCGAAGGTTGAGGGATTGAAACATCCCCCCCTGCGACTTGCGCGAGTTCTTCAAGGACACATCGGAAGTCCTGGCCTTTGTTGCTGCTGAATGCTCCGGGTACATTTTCCCAAACAGCGAAAGTTGGGTATTTTCCATTGGTAGCGCTCCTCATTTCTCGTATAATGCGTATGGCCTCATAGAAAAGGCCGCTTCGGGTTGTATCGTCGTCGCCTTTTGCAGAGTGCTGCATTCCAGCGCGTTTTCCTGCAACGCTCATGTCCTGACAAGGGCTGCCGAATGTGATAATGTCAACAGGTGGGATTTTTCCGCCGTTTACATCAAGCACACTGCCAAGGTGTATCATGTTTGGGAATCGTTCCCGCGTCACGGAAATAGGGTAAGGCTCAATTTCTGCTGCCCACATTGGAATTGCACCATTGATCGTCCCGGCAAGAGGAAATCCACCACTGCCATCAAATAGACTGCCAAGCGTAACAGGCTGCTTAATCATACCAGCCCCCCCTTCCATTTTCGATATAGTGCTTGAACGCTTCGCCCAGCCCCATATCTACAATCACTTCGGTCAGAGCCTCCGCCACCGCGAAAAGCACTTCCGGTCTGCTTGTTCCCAGGTGAAAAACCATATCCTGGCCTTTCGCCTCAAACAGAACGCCCTCCTCGGCGCGGTATTTCGTCCCATCGGCGTACAGCACATCAAACTGCACGTCGGTACTGGTCTTTATGGTGTCTGCCATGGTAATTCTCCTTTGCGTTATTCATCGTCGCCGAAGTCCCGGAGGTATTCTTCCTCGGTGATCTGGCGCAGCCGTCCGGCATAGCAAGGGAGCTGCTGTTCCGCAAGGCGGATAGCATCCTCCGCCGTCAAAATTCCGTCGGCAGATATTTGCAATCCTGCATCGTCCTTTTCGCCCGTTTCAGGATCGCAGCACCCATCCGCAACAGCGAAGTAGAAAACCTTCTTCTCTGCCTGGGGCGGCATCATGTCTGCATCCTCATACATTTTGAGCCTGCCGCGCACATGGCCGAAACCAGAAAGCGCCGCATATACCGTCGCAACGGGGCAGTTCTCAAACGCGCAGTCGCAGAGCATTTCGTCTTTGCGCTCATTGGTGTCTGCGCCGTAGTCATCCGGCGTAGTGCAGCCGCGTTCCTTGCAAAGCATCAGGCAGAAATCGACAGTCGGCATACCGTCCTCGCCATGGCGGATGTGCTGCCATCCATCCTTGCCGTACACCATGTTCATAACAACTTCAAAATTGTTCTTCGGATTATCCGTTACCAGCTTATTCATCGGTGTTCTCCTTCCCAGCATTTGCTTTTGCCAGCAGTCTTTCCAGCCCGCGTGCAGCGCCCTCAGAATCCCCGGCAAATATCTGCCCTTTCAGGGTGCTTATCTGCTGCCGGGTCAGTTCCCTTCGGTGTTCTCCGACCATGGCGTATACCTCACGTCCTCGCTTGTCTAACCGTTCCTTACGCACTCTTTCGTTCCAGTCCCTTCCGGCTCTGCTCACGCTGTAAAACCAGTCGCCGCATTCAAGTCCATGTGATTCAAGGTGTATCACGCAGTCGAATTTGTAATCATATCCGCCAGGACTACGCTCGACTGCGATTTTGTGATACATAGGCGTTTTTCCACAGATTGGGCAGGGAAGGAGCCGTTTGGCAAAGGCTTTTTCATGCGCCGTGATCCCCGGTGACAATTCCAGTTCCTGCCGTTTCTTTGTGCGCAGGCTCCGCTTGCGTAAATCCTCCGCCGTCAGTTCTACAATACGCTCCGTATAACATACCTCGCGCTCAAACATTCTGCCCATGTCATGCCTCCTTTGCATCCTTGCTCTTTCGCATCGGCTCCTTGGGCTGGGCAAGGTCAATCGGCTGTCCCCAATCAATCTCTACGCCCACTTCATCAAGCACGCGCTGTGCCAGCTCCTCGTCGGTCAGCATTTCTACCAGGACTTCGTGCATCCTGTTCAGCAGGCGGACGCCTCGATCCTGACCAAAACCGAAAAGCTCATGGGCAGCACAGAGAATCGCGCCGTAGGTGCGCTGAATCGTCATCATGGCAGACTGCTTGAAACCTTCCTCCCGGCCCGCCTCGTAGCCCTCGGTGAAGCCTTTTCGATACGCAGCGTCCACATCCATGATCGTCATGGGCTTGGAAATCTGTTTCATCGTGTTATGGACTTCAAGCGCCTTGCGCTTCTTGGAACGACTTGCCATCATCAACCCTCCAATCGCACAGGCAGAATGCTCACGTCGTACCCTGATTCGATAAACAAAAGGGTCTTTGCGTGGTTGCATCGGTTCCCCAGGTAGGTGTACACTTCGTCGATGTCATCATGGGAGAAGTTCGTTCCGAGATACTTATTGATCCCATCCAGCATAAAACGCTGGTAATTCTTATTTTCCAGATCGGTTCTGAAAGGCTCTCCTTTGCTGGCTGCGCGGGAAAGCCATTCCAACACCTTGCATTTCACATCCAGCTCGTCGGCGCATGTTGCAAAGTTGAAATACTCATTTGCCCGCCTGTGAGCAATAAACTCTCCATTGTGATTGATGAAGCTGCCAGGAAAGCATTTCATCAGATCCATTGCAATGTTCAGATCGTTCATTTTGCACCCCTCTTTACGATGATCCACTTGATCCTTTTCTCATAGCACTTAGCGCATCTTGCATCAGGATCGTAAATGCACCACCTCCGCGCCCAGGGCCAGAAGCAGCCCTCCGGCCCGCGCCACGCTTGGATCAAGCGTTTTTTCTGCGCTTCCGTGCATTTAATCTCAATCATCGCTGGATGCCTCCCACGGAAATTCCTGCCGGAAGCAATCACCCATGATGCCTCGCAGGCTCTCCTTCATGAAAACTGGCGTGTTGGTTTTCTCGGCGCTTTGCACAATTTCCATGATCCAGTCCGCTTTCGGGATCACCTTGTCCTTTCTGTTGCCCGTTTCGGCTCCGACAATAATCCAATCCGTCTTTTCACAAGCCTGCACGCCTGCATCAAGCGAATCACGGAAGGGTTTCAATATAGGCTCGATACTCAAAAATGTGTTATGGCCCCCAGAGAAGAAAAACTCCGTCTCTGGTGTTGTTGCTGTGCTTCCGAACCACATATTATCAGCGCCATCAGGTAAGATGTCCTTCTCGGCCAGCTTAATATATCGTGCCGGGTTCTTGGTTAAGAATAAATAACGGTGCTGCGGCGCGGCCTCGCACGCCTCAAATACCTGTTTGATCCACTCGTCCGGCACCCAATCGCCGAACAGATCAGCCATGGAACATACAAAGATCGTGCGCGGCTTCGTCCATGCCGCCGGTTCTCCAAGCCGGTACTGATGGAAGGTCGGTGCGAAATCAAAGGGGTACGGCTGCTTCTTTCCGTCAAAAACGGGGATTTCATACAGTACGCGCTCGTTGATGTCGGGTTCGTTCGCGTGCCATCCAAAGCGGTTTGCAATCGCTCTGGCGTAGCAGTATTCACAGCCATGCAGGCAGCCGGTAACGGGGTTCCAGGTGCTATCCGCCCAATCAATCTTGGTCTTTTTCATTGCGTATTTCCTCCTCAATCGTCATCAAAACGTCAAACAAATCAATTTGTCCCTTGATCTCCGTTTGACATTCATGTTCGCCGCCAATGGCTTTTACGGAGCGGTACGGGTGCAGCGGGCAGTCTTTCAGCTTGCACCGCTCAACCTCTTTCCGCTGATTGCCGCTGCAATCCATGCACTTTGCCCGGATCGCAACCAGCAGGGCCT